CTCCATCTCACCCTCTTGGACGAAGTCAGGCTCAACACGCTCTAGGCGTAGCCACCTGTTCTCACCGATGGGGCTTGGTTGGGACGGCCCTCCCGAGACCCAACCCAAGTCATTGGTCTCAAAGTAAGACTCAATGGCAAGCACATTCGTGTCCTGCACAGCATCCGTACCAATCTCGTGTTGCCACAAGGAAACAAAGTCAACCACCTGATTGACCGTGATAATCAGACCAGACCCTGCTGGGATTGCCGCAGAGAGGGTATCGCCAACAACGTAGTTCTTGCCCTTGGTGTAGATTGTTACAGAGGTAACGATACCTCCAGCAACAACAATCGTAGCTGTAGCCAATGAACCGCTTCCGCCTGTCAGGGCTTGGTTGGTGTAGGTTCCGTTGGTGTACGACGTACCACCAGCAGTTAACGTGATTGCGTTCACACCACCGACTTCATTGGTCTCCCAAGAAGCCCAAGTTGGATAGTGAAAGACCTGAGAGAAGTAGCCAGCAGATCTACGAGCGCCAAGAGCTTCGCCTGCGTCATACCAAATGTTTTCACGTATGTTGTAAACAATAGCGTCAGTGCACTCGGTGGCGTTTCCACGAGGGTAGAACCACCAAATTTCGCCAAAACGCGGAACCTTTGATACCCAAATCTTCTCGCGCTGGGCGTAGTTTAGGTTGTCAAAGAAGTAGTTTTGGTTCATTGTGTTGGGGATCTCCTTCACAACACCGTTGTAAAGCAAGAACCTATCTACACCGCACCAATAATAGATACCGTCGTACTCGATCACGGACTGAGAAGACAGAATAGACGACTGAGAAGAGATCAAGTCATAGCGCCAGTATTGTGGAGGGGTTCCTGCACCACCGATGAATGACACGCGGATAAGGCTGTCAAGGCTCCAAAACAGCCCAGAAGGCGCGTTTGAGCCGCCCCTGACGGGTAGCCCTTGGACAATCTTTCCTGTGGCTACAGAGACCTCATTTGCGTCTGCTGAGACCCAATCGTTTGTGTTGCCTGCTGAGCAGTTTCTTATCAAGCCGTTATTGCCGTACACAAACACATACGGATGAAGCGTAACCACGCCACCAGAGACAGATACATTGTTGTCAAAGGTAATGGTAGAAGCGCCAGAAGTTGTAGCCGCGGCAGAAATTACTACGTCCTGAATCTGACCCATCGTAAACACCAAGCCGTTAGTTGTTCCAGCGGTGGTGACAATTGCCGCGCCACCAGAGGATGCTGACAAGGTAAACGTCGTTGCATAGTTGGTGGCGATGATGAAGTACGTCACGCCAGAGGTAATACCCGTGGCAGTTCCTGTTCCAGTTCCTGACACAGCAACGGTCTGACCAATGTACAAACCAGTTGTAGATGTGCATGAACACTGACCAGCAATACCTGTCACGGCAACAGCGTTCAGAACAGGCACTCGTAGGTTGGTCGAGACAACCGTAGTACCAGAAGAAATACCAGTGCCAGAGATGGATTGACCAGCACCAATCTGAAGACTTTGAGTCGACAGGTACATGGTCGTTGTGGAGTTTAGATACACCGACAAGGAGAACACACCAATGGCTGACATGGTTGTGCCAGTAATATCACCACCCAAAACAGGGGTGTTGATGTTGTTGTCAATGAGGTTTAGAGATTGACCGGGGTGCGCCAACAGCAAGTTATCCCCAGACCCACTCACGTCATAGAACGTATCAAACTGCCAAAGGTTATTGTCAGACGCGGTAAAGTTGCTCAGCGTCATGTCCGTGATGCCAGATCCAACACCGCTGTTGTTAATTGGAACAACCTGTAGACCTTGCGAATGCCCATTAAATACGTTGTTAAAGCTCTGCTGTGGGTTGACGTAGATCCCGCGGGAGGGGCCTGATATTCCCGCAGTGATCTGCCTATACCCACCTACCTTACGAGGACGACCACGTTGGAAACGAACCCAACGACCAGCGTTGTAGAAGTCCTTGTCGAACACCGTGCCGTCCCGTTGGATGCCCGGCTTCGTGTCGAGCGCAAAGACCTTCTTGGTCATTAGAACGAGCCCCCAGTAACACCCGTTGTAAAGGTTCCCGTTGTTCCCGTAACAGACCCAGCAATCGTCAAACCTGTTGCCGACAACGTAGACCTCACCACACCCAAAATAGCTGTGTTGAACTGACCAGCTCCAGCACGGTAAACACCCGTATTTGACTCGCTGGCAAAGCTCAAAGAAGGAGCCCCAACAGTGCCGTCAGCTAAAGATACCGAGGTAACCGATCCAGCCTGAGACGTGTTGGCGTTGAAGAAGTTAGTTCCATCGCAAGCCAAAGTCACCTGTTGACCAGAGGGGATCGTGACCGACGTGCCAGAACCAGTGCCTACGGTAAGCGTATAACCACCAGCGGTCACAGAGTTCTTGATCACGTACAAGTTCACCACAGGCGGGTAAACAATCGTCACGTTGCCTGTAAGAACTCCTGTGTAGGTCTGTATGGTGTTGGACGCCTCACTGGAACTTAACGTGTAAGAGCCAGAAACAACGGCTTTAACTAGCGATGTGTAGAAGAACTGTGAGCTGACACCGTAACCGACGGTGATGTAAGTTGTTCCTGTACATACAATAAATGCCGACTCTGTGGGAGCAAAGGTCTTTGTAGAGGCTCCATCAATGTTGTCACCTGCTGAGATGACCATCGAGCCAGTTCCACTGTTCTTGAACAGCGTGAACCAATTATTGCCCAATGTAGAAGTCGATGGGAGTGTGTAAGTACCAGCTCCACCAGACCAAACCAAGGTCTGAGCACGATCTGTGGTGGCAAAGGTTCCACCAGTCACAACTGATTGAGCAGGGTGGCTTTGGTTCAGTGTTGTACCGCTTGCAACCAATCCGTAGCCAGCTAAGGTAGCGGCGTCAGCAGAGGATGTCCCAGTACCAAAGGAGATGTTGCTCCACGTACCTGTGACCGTAGGATTGGCTGTGATGTAGACGTACCTTGACTGACCAGCGGCAACAGAGATGATCGTATTGGCGCCAGCAAAGTCTTTGACCGTAAAAGTATTAGCTCCCACGTTGCGAATCAAGGCATCTTGACCTACCGAGGCTTGATTTGCAGGAGGCATGAACAAGCTAAGGTTAGCCGCAGACGCCGTGACGTCCATGATCCTAGCCGCATAGTCATCCGTAGCGTTGCCGTTGATAGGCCACTGCAACTGGGTGTTAGCACTCAGCGTAACCGAGCGATAAGAGACGTCCGTCGGCTGAATGACGTTACCTGTGAATGGTGAGTTGTAGCTCATGTTAGTCCTTAACTGTCAGCGGCAATCGCTTGACGATCTGCAATACGCAATTTGTCCTCAGTCATCAAGGTCTGCATGATCGCTTGGTACTGAGCTTGCCACAAAGGTACACGGTCGTCATTCTTGAGGAACGGCATAGCCTGTAGGAGTGATCCGTACAGCAAAGCCTGTGGGGCGTAGATGGTAAACCAATTGGTTTGGTTGGAGCTGTCCAAAGGCTGTACACGCTCGTAGTACAAGACCTCAAAGTCGTACGCTACCGCAGGCGTAGGAGCAACAAGCCAATGGGTGTAGTCGTAGTCGCAGTAGTACTTGGGGACGTCTGTGGAGGTGGGGTTAGGCCAGTACTCGCGCAAATACTCATACTTGCGAAGCAACACTGGCTGGCGCTCCCCAGCTACTGTGACGTTCATAGAAACCGTTTTGTGCCAACGAGCTGGCTTGTCAATGGTTGCCTGACCAATGGTCATTGTGCTGGTGTTAACTGTCAGGTTGCCCAAGAACTTGATCTCGGCGGCGATGACCTGCTCAGCCAGCATGATAAATAGGGGGATCTTGTCCAACGTGGAGGCGTCATTACGCTCCAAATAGGATTGGATGTTCTCGACCAAACTGTCATAGGTCATAACACTTGCGGTCGTCATGCGTTCACCTCGTAGATTCGTTGGGACATTTTAGTATGCCTTTTAACTTGTGACAAGGTTACTTGCTTGCCACACCCTTAGTCTTCTCAAAAGAGCGCATACCAGCAATTCCCAAGATGCCTGACAGGATGACCCAAAGCTGGTCAGCCTCAAGCACTGGAGGGGGATCCATACCCACAGGAACCCAGCCCATAGCCTGCAAGTACTTCCAAGCCCACTGAAACAGTGGATAAGCCAAAAACTGGTACGCCATAGCCGCCACACCAATCCAACCAATGGCAGGTCTCCAGCCCGAAACAAACACGCTAGAAGACGCCGCTTCGATCTTGTTGACCTCAATCTGAGCTAGATCGGTTGCTTGGTCGATGCGCTTCTCTTCAAGATCGAGCTTTCGTTGCTCAATCTCCATCTCCATGCGCTCTTTGTCAGTGGTGATCAGGTCGCCTGCAACCTTACCCACGGCCTCAATGATTGATCCAACGGCAAGCAAGCTCATGCCAAACCTTTCAATGTTCTGTTGATCCAACCCTTAAGGAACTTGACCTGTACTGGGTTCTTGTTGCATATCTCAACATATCTGGCAATCTTAGCTAGAGCGTAGGACTCTCTAAACCGCTGTCCGTCCGTGATTTGGTTGAGCTTTTCAATGGTTTTGGCGCCTATCCCGCCGTCAGGGGTGGCGCCCACCACAAGTTGTGCAAGCTTGACAGCCATGCCCATGCCAGCATTTACCCCAAAGTTAAAGATGGAGTTAGCTACGTCTTGGTTTGAGATCTCGTTCCCACGCATCTTGTCCCAGAACTCAACACGGTAGAACTCACGCACCATAGGCGTGAGAGACCCACCAAACTCCTTCTTGTCGACCAGTGCCCAACCGTTCCACTGTGGGTTCTTGTTACGTGCAATACCAGCGTAAGTCATCCCGCCTGTATCACCGGGCACTTCATGCAGAACGTAACCGCCCTCATCCCTGATCATCTGCTCAAAGGCTGGTTCAAACTGAGCCATTGCTTTACCCCTTTAATTCAAAACTTAAATTCTTGTGACGAGGGTATTGCACAACACGCTCCCCTTCAGGGCATTTGTATTTAATGGTTGCCAATAAAGTTGCCTTACCACTTGCAATCTTTTCTTTTCTCACCATTGTCAGCTCGTAAGTGAATGTGTCGATCTCTGGCCCTGCTGGGCCACTGAACTTACTTGCGGTAGTGGTTGCCTCATGCACCATGCCAGCCGCATCACGAATGCTTGGCGTAAAACTTTCAACCGAGCAGTCGTCACGTTTTTTAATCCGCGCAACCGTGACAGTGATTGGCTTGCCAGCCTCTGCCACGATCTTAAAGTTCTCAGGCGACCATTCAATAATTGCGCGATCAAACCAACCAAACTTATCAGCAAGTGTGTAACTGCCGCCTAAAGCGGCAACGGTAGCGGCAACGGCTCCAATTGCTTTGGTAATGTCAATCATTTCATCCCCAAATCCATACAAGGGTGAACGTACCCCAAATAATGAAGATAACTAAAAAGGCCGCAACGATAAACGCTTCGACCAGATCTCTCATAGCTACAGACCCAAAATCTTTTTGACGAACTCGCCAGCGACGCCGGGGCCGAACAGCACGCAGATCATCACCGCATACAAGAGGTACTCAATCTTCGTCATGCGCTTGTCCCCATCTCGCAAAGAACGATCTATACTGTTATAACGCTCTAAGCAGACTGCTTCGTGCACAGCTAACCTCTTATCAACTTCATCGCTCATTTTTCAGGGTCGCCTTGATCTTGGTTAAATCGGCTTGGGTGAACTTTTGATACCCAGACTTCAAGTCTTCTGGCATCGGAATTGTTTCTATTTTCGCTGGTATTTCAGTGCTTGCCAAGTGGGCAACTTCTGCAAATGATATTGCTTTTCCAGTACCCACGTTCCAAATGCCAGATTCTTTTATTTTGAAGAACTTCTTGTGGATGCTGATCACCTCATCCACATGGATAAAGTCTCTCTTAAACTGATCACTACCCTCAAAGATCTTGATCACACCAGTCTTAGCCTGCTCACGGAACTTATGAAAAGGTGAAGCCTGATCGCCTTTGTGATCCTCGTGATCGCCGTACACATTGAAGTAGCGAAAGATCTGTACAGGCGACTCTGGGCGCATGTCATGAAAGTAGCCCTCTACATACGCCTTAGACTTGGCGTAGAGGTTGGCTGGGGCTACGAGGTCAGTTTCCTTAAACGTCGTGTTGTGGGGGCCATACACCGACGCGGAGGAGGCTATCTGAAGAGGTATGCCGTACTTCTGACACCGCTCCATCAAGGTAATGGAATAACCCACGTTTTGCTTGCGAAGAGCTGACCAATCATCACAGCGGGTATCAGAAATCGCCCCAAGGTGGATGACTCGATCTATTCCGTAAAGGGAATACTCATCACCCAAGTCACACAGGTCTAGCTCGTGCTCAGACAAGGCTTTGACCATGTTCTGACCAATAAAGCCCTTGTAACCTGTAATTAAGATACGCATACAGCTCCAATGCTTTGGCAAGATATTGCCGCTTTCTCGTTGGCAAACGGCAAGGCTATGCCCATATCGCCCGTCTCTAGGTGCTTGACCACCATAGCCGCTAGGAACACGTCTCCAGCGCCACAGACATCGACCACCTCAATAGGCTTTGCAAAATAGACCTTGTCCATGTAGCCACAGCCCTTAGAGCCATAGGTAACAATCAGATGTTCTGGCTCAGGCAGTGAGGTAGAGTCGTACAGTTCGCGTTGGTTGATCTTGATGTAGATGTCAGGGTAGTCTGCCAAGTTGCGCTTCTTGGTGTCCATGTAGATAGGGCCCTTAAACTGGTGCCTAAGCTCCTTGATCGTCTTAACCCATACATAACCTTTGTTGTAGTCAGAGATCACAATAGCATCAAAGTCTTGCAGGGGAACGCTGAAATCGTACGGCTGGGCTTCTACGTCCTGATCCACCCTAAGTAGATGTTCACCAGTTCTTCGATCAATGTAGCGGATCTTGCGGGAGAGCTCTTCACTGACGCACAGCGTTACTTCTGCACCAAAAGCCTTTAGGTTCTGAGCTACGTTAAACGCCATGCCCATCTTCTCTTCGCTGTTTTCAAAATTTAGAAGCGGTGCAGTAGACTCAGGGTTTACCCTTTTTATCTCACCGTACCTGTACTCGTCTATACAGGCATCACCAATTACTAGGATGTGCATTGGCTGTCTCCTGTTTCAACTCTGTAGTTATCCTCCACCGAGTCAGCAGTTGAGACTTCCAAGATCACACCTGATGCTAGGCAAACTAGCTGGTGGGGAAGTAGTGGTGGGTTGTGCCATGTGTCCCCAATGTTGAGGATCTTTTCGTGGCGGCTGGCATCTTTGGTGTCTATGTAGATGACCTTAAATAAACCATTTTGGACTAGCCAAGTCTCATCTTTCTCGGCATGAAAGTGCATGGAAAACTTAGCACCCTGACGGAAAGTCATCAGCTTCCCGCAGTACTTGTCATTGGTAGCCCAGATTAGCTCCGACCCCCAGCCCTTCTTTACGATACCCTTGAGTTGCATTGATTATCCTTGTTGATGAATAGCCATCTAGGAAAGGAATGATAACTGTCTGTTTGACCAAGGTGAACCCAACAACCTGCTCAGGCTTGTAATCCCCGCCTTTTGTAATGATGTCAGGCTTGATTCTGTGGATTAACTGCAACGGTGTAGGCTCATCAAAGATGATAACTTCATCTACCCAACGAAGCGCCAGCAACACAGCCATGCGGTCATCTTGGGAATTGATGGGTCTGCCGGGCTTTAGTTCCCGTACAGACGCATCTGAGTTTAAACCTACGATTAGCTTGCTACCCAATGCCTTGGATTTCTCCAGATACTCAACGTGCCCACGGTGGAGCACATCAAAGCATCCGTTGGTAAAGACAATCACACACCCATCTCTTTGCGTATTTTAGTAGCAGAGATAGCGTGGGTAGCATCGTCAAAAGATTCCTGCTCAATCTTGTAGCCAACATCGCGCCCATAGGTAATGTTGACAATGTTAGGAACCAATTGAACCTCGTACTGACCTTGGTACAAAGGGTCTAGATCACGGCTAATAAACTCTTTGACCTGATTGGCGGCAAACGGGTTGGAGCCGTTCCAGCCTTGGCAGTCTCTGATCTGGATCACTACCTGACCAGTCTTAGCTAACGCCCGTTCAAACAGCTTACGGTGGCCTTCATGCCACGGTTGCCATCTGCCAAGCATCTGGACTGTTTCTTTTTGCCAGTCAAACACAGGGCGGCGGCGGTCATCCAAGATGTGCGCGGCAATGAACTCACCCCACTTCTCAGACTTCTGCTCAGTGATCCTGAAGTCATATTCCTTGGGAGGAATAAATACCTTGTTGGTATCCTCAAAGCGACCTTGGTCGATGGTGTCAACCCAGATAGTCCAGTCAGCCTTGAAGTTGTTACGCATCTCCACAAGGGGAGCAACAAAGTCGCAGATCACATAGTCAACATCGTAGCTGTCAGCCAACTCGCGCATCCGTAGGCTCTGGCGAATACGCCCTTCGTGGGAGAAGTCCCAGTCGTTGTACTTCTTACGAACATCATCAGCATTCAACCACATGACCGTCTTGCGTTCAGCTTGCAAGTGGTCGAGGATGTGTTGCGCTAGGTATGTCTTACCCGCTCCGGGAAGACCCATCACCAAGATGCGTTTCATTCGTTACCCCTTACAGCAAAGCGTCGAGTTGATCGTGAGTCGTAGCGGCATCAATAGCGGCTTGTTTGGTCAACATAGCCTGACGCGCTGTCTCTACTGCTGTAGCATCGTACTGCTCGTTAGCGTTAGGAGAAAGCTGTAGGCGGGACTGCTCCATCACCACTTGCTGGAATGAAAAACCTGCGTTGGACTTCATACCGTTTTTGCGGTCAGCCACGGAGATTTCGTATGTGTCCCAAATGATCTGCACTGGATCAGTGTTTAGATCAAACCGGTGGGCGGTGTAGCCCTGACGGTGTGCTGTGATTGCAGGACGAACTTCCACAGCGTTGCGCCAGCCGTTATTGCCTACGCCTTCTGCGGGAGGTGTGTCCCAGACTTGTTTGACCTCACCATTGAGGACTTGAACGAAATGTGTCATTTAAGACTCCTTTAAAAAGTTTATTTTAAGATGCTGTGGCAATAAAGCCTGCGTTTGAAGAACCATAAGGTGTGCTATTTATCAAATACCAATTAGTCAAAGAACCAACTTGTTGAGGCGTTGAAAACGCATAAGTTGTATTTCCTATTCCTAATTGACCGTAATTATTCTGACCCCAAGTCCACAAAGTTCCATCAGTTTTGACGGAAGCTGAAGAATAATTAGAACCAGCTACACGCAACCAAGTTGTTAAAGAGCCAACTTGAATTGGAGATGATTTATTGACTGTTGTCCCATCGCCAAGTTGCCCTTGACCGTTGTAGCCCCACGACCATAAAGTGCCATTTGTCTTAACTGCTAGACCTGCGGCGGCTCCTGTTCCAACAGTAGCCCAAGTTGTCAAAGCGCCAATTTGCTTAGGTGAAGAGTAATAGGTTGTGTTTCCAAGTCCGAGCCTTCCAGAAGCTCCATTACCCCATGCCCACAAAGTTCCATCTGTTTTAACAGCAAAAGCAAGGTATCTACCACCAACAATTTTTAACCAATTAGTCAGCGCCCCAACTTGTTTTGGAGATGAATATACTGTTTCGTTGCCAAGTCCTAAAGCACCTCGGGTATTTGAACCCCAACTCCACAGCGTCCCATCTGTTTTAATGGCATACGAAGAACCAACAGCGCCACAAGATATTGAACTCCAATTAGTTAGAGAACCTACTTGGATTGGTGAATTTTTATCAACATTTGTTCCATCACCAAGCTGTCCAGAACCATTGTTACCCCAAGCCCACAATGTGCCATTAGTTTTAAGCGCCATCATTGTGCTTTGACCAATACTAATAGCAGACCAATTAGTCAGAGCGCCTACCTGTTTGGGAGAAGAGTAAGCAGTTGCATTACCTAATCCTAATTGCCCAGCACTTGAAGCACCCCAAGTCCACAGTGTTCCGTCTAACCGAACTGCTCCTGAAGCACTTGTTCCTCTTGCAATTGCAATCCATTTTTCAGCACCAATTTGCACTGGCGATGATCTATCTGTTGTAGTGCCATCCCCAATCATGCCTGAAGCATTAACACCCCATCCAAGTAAATTGTACAAAATTGGCGGCACAGGCCAAGTCCCCGCCGCCTTAGCATTGGCTTGACTGCTGATGTTCCAGATACCTGAGTATTGAACGCCTGTGACTACTGTTACTGCCATGATTTATCCTAGTGCCAGTACTGTATAAAATCCTGCGGCGGCAGTTAACCATTGGTTTAATGCACCAAGTTGTTTTGGCGATGAATAACTTGTTGTATTTCCAAGCCCAAGTTGCCCAGAACTGTTAGCGCCCCAAACCCACAATGTGCCATCAGTTTTAATTGACGCAACATTGTTTCTTCCTGCAAATGCAACACTCCAATTTGTAGAAGAGCCTACTTGTTTTGGAGATGAATAATAGGTTGTGTTACCCAATCCCAATTGACCGCTTGCATTAACTCCCCAAGACCACAATGTTCCATCAGTTTTTGTGGCTAAAGAAAAATAATTACCACCATTTGTTGCTTTTGACCAATTAGTCAATGCACCCACTTGTTTTGGAGAGGAATAATAAGTTGTATTGCCTAAGCCTAATTGACCGTAAGGATTACCGCCCCAAGACCATAAAGTTCCGTCAGTTTTAACTCCTAAAACAAATACCGGATTACTTGCAGGAATAGCAATAGTTGCCCAATTGGTTAAAGCACCAATTTGTTTGGGTGAAGAATAGTTGGTTGTGTTGTTAAAACCAAGTTGCCCAAAACCATTTCCACCCCAGCCCCATAATGTGCCATTTGTTTTAATGGCCATGGCCCAATTTCCACCAGTTTGTACATTTAACCAGTTTGTAAGCGCACCAACTTGTTTTGGTGAAGAATAGTTTGTTGTGTTGCCAAGCCCTAAACTTCCATAAAAATTTCTACCCCAAGCCCACAAAGTTCCATCTGTTTTAATTGCGGCAGTCATTGGTTGATTGTTGCCATAAGAACTAGTTGAAACTTGTTTCCATGTGGTTAAAGCACCAACTTGTTTAGGACTAGAATAATAAGTTGTAGTGCCTAAACCAAGTTGACCATAAATATTATTTCCCCATGTCCACAATGTTCCATCTGTTTTAATAGAAGCACTTGTTGCATATCCAGTTGAAACTTGTAACCAGTCGGTCAAACTGCCAACAGCTTTTGGAGATGAGTATGCAGTAGTATTTCCTAAACCAAGTTGTCCATAATTACTACTACCCCAACTATACAAGTTGTAATAAGTGGTAGAGGTCTGTGCCGCCAGCGGATTAAACCCCGGCTTGTTGATGCCAGCGGCATATCTAAAGCTCACGCTACACTCCTCAATGCTGGCTTAGAACCAACACGCTCTTTGATCTTGTCAAACGGGGCAGTCCAATCACCATAGACTTCCTGTCTAAACAGTCTCATGCTGTCGTAGTACGGCGTTTTGTCACCGTCAATGGAATAGAGGTAGTATGGCATGATAGGTGTGACGACCCATGTTTCTACGCCCATTGCCGCCGCCAAATGGCTAACGCTCGTACAGGCTGAGATAACTATATCGCAACTAGCCACTGCTTGTCGAGTGTCTTCCCAAGTATTAAGCGGTACTTGTTTTACCCAAGCTGGGCAAGCATCTGAACCCTCGTCACGCTGTAAAGAAACGAACTCTGCGTCAGCATCTTTTACCGCATCAAACATCAGATCGTAGGGGAAGCGTTTATGATGTTCATGTTCGAATTTACTGTTGCCCTGCCAACGCAGACCGATGCGTTTCTTACGCCCTTTGATTGACATTGGCTTCTCAAGGTATGGTGCACCAGACAGGTCACGCAACTCTAACCCCAAAGGAACCACAGCAGACATACCAGCAACCCAGAAGTCGTGGTAGATACCAAAGGTAGCCTCGTGCTGGACAACGGCTGAAACGCCTTCTACGCCTTGAAACAATGATGCAAGTGGCCCAGTGCAAGACACCACCACTTTACAGCCACGCTCTGCAATCAGCTTGGCATAGCGAATCTGGTGAATCTGATCGCCCAGACCGCCTTCCAGATACAGCATGACCGTACCCTTTGTCTTGCCATCCCACTGGGGTGTAGGCACATCAGGGCGTGAGTTACCAAAGACACCTACGATTCGTCCTCTGTCCATCAAGCCATAGCCCTTTTGGATTTGACCTTGACGCAAGTAATACCAGCCACGGTTATAGGCGGCTCGGTGGTTGTTAGGCTCTTCAGCTTCTAACTTCTGAGCTAGTCTCCAGCCCTCAGCAAAGTCACCCATTGTGGATGCGGCTAACTGTAGGTCTAGGTCATGCAACTCAGGAACTGTGCGTGGGCGCTCAAGCCAAAACTCTGGCTGGCAGAAAGCTGAGTAGTGGTGCTTCAGCAGATCGCGGGGGTCTTGCTTGTGCTGTGCCGCCAATACAGGTTTGACATCGTGCATCCCTGCGTGACCGTGCAAGTTCTCGTCATCTTCAGCCACTGTTGAGCCGTCGATGTTGTTGAAGTCGTAGGCAAAATCAGGCAAACCCAAGAACTCATGGATACGGGCTAACTGCGCTTTGGGGTCAGCTAACAGGTCTTCGTATTCAACGAACAGGAAGTTTTCTGGTGCGTACTCGTAGCCGTTCTGGAGGGAGATGTAAGCGGCGCGGAGGTGATCCATCAGTTGACCAGTCGCCATGAACTCGTCTAGGTCTGTGGGTTTGGCTACACGGATAAAGCTGGCGGCGCAGTCAGGAACTGAACGGACTGTAGCGATGATCTTAGGCTGACGGCCTAGCACCTGTGACATAGCACCCATGATCTGACCGATAGGCCAGCCACGGGACTTGTCGATGATGACGGGCTTGTCGGTGTCTTCGTAGAACGCATCAATTGCACCGCGCATGGTCTGCGCTAACTTGTTTCTCTCAGGGTCATTCTCGTTCAATAAACCCGCTGAGTGCCAAGTATTCGCAAGTCCATCAAGGGCGTGGACAAGCCCAGATGTGGTGGATACATGGGTCATCGGATTTTGGTTCAGGATAGCCGCAAGGACTGTCGAGCCAGAACGAGGAATGCCAGAGAGGAAGTGCAGTGTTTTGTTCATGTGTTTTTAGTTGTTACTGTATGGTAATTTCCAGAAGCAATGTTAAGCCATGTGGTTAAACTACCGACTTGATTAGGGCTAGAACGATAAGTTGTGTTGCCTAAACCAAGTTGTCCGTAATTATTTTTTCCCCAAGCCCACAAAGTTCCATCCGTTTTTGTGGAAATTGTAAAAGACAAACCGCAAGCAACCTTTGACCATAAAGTACCAGCACCGATTTGTTTAGGCGATGAATAATTTGTGGTGTTACCAAGTCCTAATTGACCAAAATTATTTAGACCCCATGACCAGATAGTCCCATCAGTTTTAATTGCAAAACTATCGCAATACCCAGTAGACACCTTGAGCCATGTAGTCAAAGAACCAATTTGTTTAGGGCTGGAGTAATAGGTTGTGTTGCCCAAACCCAAACCACCAGCGTAATTATTACCCCATGACCACAATGTTCCATTAGATTGGATTGCTTGGGAATTGTTAAAACCAGCTTCTAAATCAACCCACGAAGTTAAAGCGCCAATTTGAACAGGAGATGATCGAGGTGTTAAATCATTTAAACCTAAACGACCACTTGAATTGCTACCCCAAGACCAAAGGGTTCCATCTGTTTTTAACGCTATAACATGTGAATCACCAACGGCAACATTTGCCCAATCAGTTAATGATCCAATTTGTTTTGGGGAAGAGTAATAAGTCGTATTGCCAAGACCCAATTTACCTGATTGACCATTTCCCCACGACCAGATGGTTCCATTGGTTTTGATGGCAACACAAGAATATGATCCTGCTGAAATTTTTAACCAGTTTGTCAAAGCGCCAACTTGTTTTGGGCTGGAATATTCTGTGGTGTTACCTAAGCCAAGCTGACCACTTCCATTGCGACCCCACGACCACAATGTTCCGTCTAATTTAATTGCAACAGTAAAAGCGCCACCGCCAGAAATGCTGGCCCATGTAATTAAAGAGCCAACTTGCTTAGGCGAAGAGTAATAAGTAACATTGTTTAAACCTAGTTGACCGCCATAGTTAGCGCCCCATGAATACAAAGCAGGCCCCGGTGGGCTAGGCCAAGTCCCAGCCGCAATAGCGGCATTCACCTGTTGCATTGTCCAGATGCCTGAATATTGAACGCCTGAAACTGTTGTTACGACTGGCATGATTTTTTAATATAAAAGAGCAATTGTAGAAGCTCTACTTGTAGCAACATTTATCCAAGTAGTTCCTGAACCAATTTGCTTGGGTGATGAAGATGAACTTGTATTTCCTTGACCCAACTGCCCATTGTTATTTCTACCCCAAGACCAAATAGTTCCCGAAGTTTGTACAGCAGAAAAGAAATAACTACCGCCTGCAACTTTTAACCAATTTGTTAATCCACCAACTTGTTTTGGAGAAGAGTAATAGGTCGTATTGTTTAAACCGAGTTGACCATAAGAATTTGCGCCCCACGCCCACAATGTTCCGTCTGTTTTTATAGCGCATGTTGCAGAAGAGGCACATGCGGCACTTGACCAAGTTGTCAATGCACCAACTTGTGTTGGTGAAGATTTGTAAGTTACATTGTTAATACCTAATTGACCATAGGCATTAAAACCCCAAGCCCATAATGTTCCATTTGTTTGGGTAACTAATATGTGATTGGCACTACTACCACTTGCCATGTTAGACCAAGTGGTTAATGCTCCAACTTGTTTAGGGGATGAATAATAAGTGGTATTACCTAAACCTAAATTTCCAAAAGCGTTATATCCCCAAGCCCACAAAGTACCGTCAGTCTTGATAGCATAAGAACAATTTTGGCTACCAGCAACATTTGCCCAAGTTGTTCCAGAACCAATTTGTTTTGGACTTGAATATGCGGTTGTATTACCTAAACCCAACTGACCTTGTGCATTAAAACCCCATGACCAAAGCGTACCATCAGATCGAATTGCTAAAATAAATTGATAGCCATTAGAAACTTTTGACCATGTAGTTAAAGATCCTACTTGTTTGGGTGAGGAGTAGGATGTTGTATTACCTAGACCAAGTTGTCCATTTGCGTTATATCCCCAAGCCCACAAAGTACCGTCTGTTTTAATGGCACTTGTAGTTGCATATCCAGCAGAAATGCTTAACCAATCTGTTAGTGAACCAACTTGATTTGGTGAAGAATAATAAGTGGTATTGTTTAACCCAAGTTGACCTCTAATATTATTACCCCAAGTGTACAAATATGGGTAATAAGTCGTAGTCGTAGTTTGGGTAGCCAGCGGATTAAACCCCGGCTTAACAATACTCCCCGGAAACATTTGTCTTATAGACATACTGTTCCCCTATCAGCTTTGGATGGATTCGTAGCTGATCGTGTAAGTGATACCACTTGATGTACCAGAAGTCACCACAATGGATGAGTTCTCCATCAGGTACACCGCCGTAGTCTTATCCACCGCGATCACAGATGCACTGGCAGGCACTGAAATAGTAGAGATGATTGGGTAGTTTGTACCTGCGCCAGCGGCGGCATTGTTGATTGCAACCGTGGCGTTCACAGCACTTGAGCCATTCACATTAGCACATACGATTTGGTTGATCTTGTAGACCAAGCCAGAAGATGCGGCATTAGACAGCAGAGTGTTAGCTGTTGTATTGCCGGGTGTTAAATACGTTGTATTACCTGTGATGGTCGTAACGTTAACAATATTTGGATTTGCCATGATAGTTCCTTACAGACCGAATACGATTGAAAAAGCGATTGCTTGACCCTTGGTAGCACCAGTGGCCGCAGGTGTAGTTGATTGCCACGTTGTACCGTTTGATGTCAAAACATTACCAGCCGTGCCGGGGGCAACCGCCTGCAAAGCAGAGGTTCCGTTACCCAACAGCACGTTGTTTGCCGTCAGTGTCGTAGAACCAGTTCCACCAGCCGAGACTGGGGTTGTTTTCCACGCAATAACTTGAACATTGCTAGAGCTGTCTTTGTAGAAGAGTTTACCGTCAGCAGTGTTGATTGCCAACTCCCCAGCGGCGAGATTTCCTGACGTTGGTGCATTGGTTGTTGTAGCGCTGTAGTAGAGCTGAATTGGGGTGTAGCCTGCTTGTGCCATTAGAAAGTTCCTCCAGATATTCCACCTGTGATTGCGCCTGTAGATGGATTGCAAGTAATTGATGAATTCACCAATTGTCCCAAATTACCAGTTGTTGCGCTAACAAAAGTTAAGTAATTTGTTGCATTTGTTGAATCGGCTGTGATCGCTGTGTTTGTGGCGTTTGTAGCATTGGTCGCAGAGCCAACAGACAAAGTGCTTTGAGCTACATACTGAGGCGCAGAAGCGCCAGCGGTCAGGACATAGTTGGTTGTACCAATAGCCAACTTAGACAGAGCGGTAGTGCCAGACGCATACAGCAAGTCACCAGCGGTGTAAGAGGTCAGGTTTGTACCACCATTGGCGACACCCAATGTGCCAGCCAGCGTCACAGCGCCCGTCGTGCCAGTGCTTGGGGTAAATCCAGTCGTGCCTGCGCTAAACGATGTCACGCCGCCTGCTGGCGCCGCAGACCATGTCGCTGTTGTACCGTTGGATGTCAACAGGTAACCATTAGAGCCAATCGGCAATCTTGTAGCGCTGTTTGTGCCGTTACCAATGATCAGGTCACCAGTTGTGGTGATAGGCGATAAAGCATTAAACGCCGCGCCTGCTGTTGTCTGTCCAGTACCACCAGAGCCAATTGCAAGGGTAGCTGACAAACCAGCCGCAGTGCCTGTGGTGTTCTGATTCCATGTAGGAATAGCGCCAGCCAAGTCTGCGTAAGCAATACTTACTGCACCCGTCTGGCCATTGACTGAGCTGACCAAGTTGGTTTGATCAATCTTTTGCCAAGCTGTACCGTTGAATATTGCCCAGTCACCTACTTGCCAGTCAGTGATACCGTCAAGATTCGTTGTGCCAGCTACTGAGACAACGTAGTAGTAACCGTTTGTTCCGACACCAGATGCAAGCGTAGGCGTGTTAGTCGAGGCATTCCAAGAGCCCTGATACACCAAACCACCAGTTATGGCGGCGGTTGTCACACCTGTGATCACGCCCTTGGCGTTCACGGTGATCACTGGGATCGCTGTGGTCGAGCCGTAGGTGTTAGCAGTTACGCCAGACGCAGGCAAGTCAGCATTGACCATTGCACGGAAACTAGGCGTACCAGCAGAGCCGTTAGGCGACGCAAGCATGTAGTTTGCTGTCTGGGATGCCCAAGCCGCTGTTAAGTCGCCTGTAGACGTAACTGGTGAGTTTGTGACGGTAAAGTCGCTTGGCATTACTAAGCCAACAGAGGTTACGCCAGTACCCGTAGTGATCGCACCCCATGCGTTGTTTGCATAGCCTTCAAACGTAGCTGTCGTTGTGTTGTAGCGAAGCTCACCGTTGTTTGCTGGAGAGGGACGCTCAGCGGTTGTACCGACGGGGAGGGTCACGCCCTCGATGCCGGGGAGCACCGCGTTGCTGGCAATCGCAAACGTAGGATTACCAGAAGCGCCGTTTCCGTTCGTGACCGTGATCTGATTCGCCGTACCCGTAAGGTCACGACCAGCAACCGTCGTCCCGCCACCAGTCATGGCAAGCATACCCGTGCCAGACAAGTTAGCTACCGAAGCGGCAACACCTGTCAATTGGAATGTTGGGTTGCCTGATACGCCGTTGCCATTGGTAACGCTTAAACCGCTTCCAGACGTCGATAAGGTGCGTCCTGTTACCGATCCACTAGACTTGGCAATAATCCCGTCAGAAGACGTTTCAAGGCTTCCTGAGACCCCATTCAAGGTGATCTGAAGCGTAGACTGGGCGCCACCGTCAACCAAACCAACACCTGTACCGCTAGAAAGCGCTCTGCTGTTAGTCAGAGTAGGTTCTTGGTTCTTTGTGATGAACGTCTGAGTCTGAACGGGAGAACCCGCAAGCGCGGCAGTCGTTGTCTGTACGGTCTGACCATTCTGAACGATAGGGACAGCTTCTGTACCAGTAATCGCACCAGCGGCAGGTAATTGTGTGATCGTTACTTGTGCGGACATATTATGGGCTCAGTTGGTCTAGGTTGCCGTTGTTCTCAGGATCCTGAGTGTTACCCTCTGTCGAGATGATAAAGCTACCACCAGTGATACCGTTTTGGGTAGTGACAATGTTGTTGTCATTGGCGGCGACGCTCACGTCAGGACGCGGGAATCTGATCGTTATTCTCTCAGTTTTTCGGGCTGGAAGTCTATAGGGATCTTTCTCATCGGCACAGCCTTGTCCACAGACTTGCAAGCCGGGGAAGTTCGGATCAGGTCTCATCTGGTCGTGGTCGCGCTTCATCTTGCAACGATCACAGATTGCTATCGATAAAGTAGCATTTCCACGAGTGTCCAGAAAGATAGGCATTATCTTGTGTACACAGAAATGTTAGGTGCAAAGTAGATCGGAGACTTGTCACGCTCTTCCTGCTCCACTTCGTTCAAGTACTTCTCGGCTTGACCTTCAAGGTACTGGATACGAGCCAGATCAACGCCGGGCAACTCTAGCGCCATCCTGTGCGACAACATCATCAAGGTCGCCTCGTACCACCGTGTTGGGATGTACAGCTCGTCAGTCAAAGCGCCAACGTCCATGATCTGTTTGCTGTACCACACAGTGATCTGCACAAATGGGTCGCTGGGGACGGGCCACAAGTACAGCGTAGGCAGAGGAATCGTGCGATCAAACCAGAATTGGAAGGGCTGGTTAGCCGTAAAGTTCTTGTTTGGCAGGTTTGTGTAGTCGTCGCGGTTTAGGCGAGACATTGTGATCTCGGTGGAGTTGTTGCCCACGTAAAACTCACGCAAAGCCAGCGTTGTGCCGTTGGAAGCACGTACGCGGTAGTACTGGACGTCTTGACCGGGGTTGATATCCGTCCAAATCCACTGGTTATCCGTCACAGCCACCGATCCAAGGCTCTCAAGCGTCGACCAAGTGCTGTTATCTGTTGAGTACTCTAGCGTCAACGTCCATGTGGCGCTTCCGCCCCCTGCTATGTACGGCAGGAGACCAATGGAGCCAGCATAGATGGCTTGGTTTGTACCAAAGTTGGCTGAAATGTTGCCGTTTGCACTGGTTTGCAGGCAGAACGTGTCCACGTCGTTGTCGCCTACGTTGGCAACAGTACCACCCGCGGAGCTTGAGTAGCTTGCACTAGGGCGGCTCATGGTGCGATAGAGCACGTTTAGAGCGTCGTTTGCACCCACGGGTAGGCTGTATATGTAATTGTTCGCAGAAACGCCCAAAACGACCTTGTCGATGGCGAAATACTGGATACCTATGTTGATCAAGCGTTGAAGCAAGAAGCCAAGCGACTGACGAGCGGACACAAGTTGCTCAGAGGTCAACTCTTCGGCTAATTTGCCTGCGCGTCTCGCACCATGATCGATCAAGGTTTGGACGTTAACTGTCTGACCGTATGTATCTGAGTACGCCATTGTTGTTCCTTACCAGCCGGGGCAGTTCCACCGTTGCATCGATGCGCGTGATCGACTGCCCTTTTCGCTCTTTTCTGCTACAGGTGCCATTCTCGCGCAAAACGAGTCCCTACGGGGGCCTCCTTGGGGCTGTGGAGCCTTTAAATTTGAACCAGTCTCGCGGTTGTACTTAGCGCGACCTTTAGCCGTAAGTCCTGCACCCTGTTTGGCAGGGAGCTTCTCACCGCGACCGATTGCAAGACTTACGTTTTTTTTGCTCATTTTACTTTGGCTGTTCTGGCGGATTGCTTGAAGGCTTGAGCCGTTGGCGCACCTTTGCTACCAACTCTGCGCATTTTTTCCCCAGAGCCTTCAGCGATTCTTTCACGCTTTGCATTGATATTTTCATACAAGCCGCCTCCTTTAAATTTCTTTCCCTCATCAGCTTTGGCAAACTCTTTGCCAACTTTTTGAGAGATACCAACCTTCTTGGCAAACGCAGGGTTGTGTGCAACCGCCTGCATTAAATTGTGCTGAGAAGATGATTTGCTTGGCATGATCAGCCGCAGAAAATAGTCACAGCCGCCGCAGTTGGCAACGTAACGTGGATGTCTGTGTTAAATCGGATACCGTTCCCGGGGATCAGCGTCGAGATCACCGCTGTGTTAACCGTAATGTTCACGCGCAAGCGCTCTGTGCCACTTGCACCGCCATCACGAAACACAATCTCTCCAGCAGTACCGCCAGAAGCTAATTGATAGCCCGCAAGGTTAGTTGCGCCTGCGTACATCGTGCCAGTTGCATCTTCATGAACGGCAAATACATTCGTCAATGTTGACATTTAAATCTCCAATTAAAAGTGGGAGCCGAAGCCCCCACCTAGGTTCAGCACTTTACTGATCCACCACGTTTTCTAGCAGGAGCTACCGTCAAAGACTTTTCAGTCTTGGTGACAGAACCCGCAGGTTTTTCCTTGCTAGTAAACAGGCTCTTCGCACCCTCGTACAGCTTGCTAGGGATGCTACGGATGGTTTTAGCCATGTCCATATCCTCCTCAGATGGGCCGATCGATTTGTCGTAAGCGCCCTTGGAAAGGTCAGTGATGCTCCCGCCGTCTTTGTACTTCAGGTTGCTCTGGGCTTTCGCTTGCTTCATCGCTGTTGCGTTCTCAGCCTTGAAGGCAGATTGCTCTTTCTTCTGGGCTGGGGTCACACTGCCACCCGTTTTAAAGGTGCCAGATTGACGATCATTGCTGACAGGAGCAGATTTCTTCTTAGCTGGGTATGCTACGGCGCGACCGCTGTCGTTAACAGCTCCCCCCGTAGCGAAGCGCTTTTTTGTCGCACCACCTTTTTTGTAGCCACCGCCATTACCTAACTTGACATCACCTGTTGGGGCGCTGTTGTTGTCAGGAGTAGCTGTGACCATCTTGGTGTCGCGATATTTGCCGCCTTGACCTTCGGTGTTGATGATGCCATCTTTAGCGATAGCGCCACCCTTTTTATAACCACCTTGACCATTGACAACGCCGCCTGTGGCGTAACCCCCGGGCTTTGTCGACTTGGCGATACCACCAGTAGCTAGACCTTTATGACCTTTGCTTGCTGGTTTACCTTCATGAGACTTCAACTCAGACTTAATACCCTTGAGGGCTTTCATCTCAGCTTTGTGCTCACCCTTGGACTCGCCACCTTCCTTCATGGTTGCACCAGCCATAGCGGCACGGCGCATAGCCATTGAAGGACGCTTGGGACGAGCTACGGGCATCATGCCACCGCGTGCAGGCATAGAGGAGGGCATCGCTGATGGCATAGCCATCATTCCGCCGTCAGCCTTTTTAACGGATCCGCCTTTTTTGAGCTTGAGTTCGACTGTTGGTTCAGTCGTCATCATCTTCACCATTGGTTTAAATTGACCCATGATGTGCTCCTTTAGACGTCAGCGTATTTATAGACGATCGTCACACGAGCGGCGCCAGCAGTAGCGGCAGTACCAGTTTGGCTGTACGTAATAATAGCGCTGACATCACTGGTTCCAGTGTTTGCCCATGCGCTGTATACGCCCGTTGTTGCAACAGAAGCGCGACCTGCGCTACCAACCGAAGTGGCGGTAACAAAAGCGGCGGCAGAACCTGTCTTGCCAACGGTAACAGTGTTTGTAGTACCAGCATCAAAAGCTGTAGTCACATCGATGTTGATGTCAACGATTTGTGCACCAGCGGGAATAGTTGCAATCGTTACTGCTGTTGCATTGGTGTATGCAAAGGTTGTAGTAACGGCTGACAACATGCCGCCGATATTGGTCACTTGATTTGCCATTGTCTTTTCTCCTTAAAACGCAGGGGGCGAACCCCCCGCTTGGGTTTAGACACCGGCTGTACCGTACATGGCGCGTGGGTCTGTAAACCCTACGTCATAACGTTCAGTGGCTTTATAACGCATGGAATCAGTCTCAAAATCCCCTTCCATGGTCTTCTCGAGCTTACGACGCATCATGAGCTTCATGCCTTCAGGAGCGTCGGTCTGTACCCAGAATGCTGACGCATTGGTCAAACGTGACAACACAGCCGCGCCTTCGTCCAACAAACCGATGGACTTGACAGGGTTGATGTCGTTGTTTGCATTACCTGCGCGCAAGACGGATTTCAAGAGAACTTCAGCTTGGAAGACGTTGCCGGGGGCGACCACCAATTGGCGGGGCACAAGGCGAATCTTCTTACCATTGTTGTCCACAGCTTGACGAATCTGGATCAACATCTGTTCGAGAGATGTCTGTGACAGATTGGCGGCTGTAGCCAATTGGTTGCTGAATGTACCGCTGACGATAGGGTGAGCTGTGCTGATCAAAGCAACGCCGTCGCCACCTGCTGTAGCACCACCTGTGAAGGCGTTGT